CTTCACAGGGGTTCTCTTTCTTCACCTACTGGTGGGCACATGTGTGTAGTCATCGGTAAGACTCCAGATGGCAAAGGATACTATGTAAATGATCCTTATGGTTCGTTGAACGACAACTATACTGGACCAGTAACAAACGGTAAGAAGACCGTTTATACCAAAGCAGTTCTTAAGCATCGTTGGTGCCCAGGTGGCAGCGATGGTTGGGGTCGCATTTTCGATTGATACATAAGGAGAAAACTAATGGCAAGAATCGATTTACACAACTTCTTCAAGTTTTACGACGAGAAGAATCCTAATCACATCAAAGCAGTTCAGTGGTTAGAAGATAACCTACCTGTTAAGTACCTTGAGGATAACATTGATTGGGCAGAGATTTATAGAGGAAAAAGGGATAATGCGACACCAGCATCTACATCAACTGCTGCCACTCCTGTAGCAGGTGGTGATGATATGCCTATGACGGGTCTAAAACTCATTAAAGAGTTTGAAGGATGCCATCTCAAAGCATACCCAGATCCTCTCTCAGGTGGACTTCCAATCACTATTGGTTGGGGAACCACTCGTAAGAAGGATGGATCACCATTCCATATGGGAGATACTATCACCCAACAAGAAGCAGATGAGTTGTTGATTACTCAATGTAAGAACCAGTTTCTTCCATCACTTCGTAAAATTCCACACTGGAATGAAATGTCTGACGGCAAAAGGGGAGCACTTCTCTCCTTTGCTTATAATCTTGGAGCTGGTTTTTATGGTGGTGACAATTTCAATACTATTACACGCACACTGAAGAATAAAGAATGGGACAAAGTTCCAGATGCTTTATATCTCTACCGTAATCCTGGATCTAATGTAGAAGCAGGACTTGCTCGTAGAAGAAAAGCAGAAGGTGAATCTTGGAAAAAAGGTTAACCTATTAAACTAACAAAAATGAACAACAAAAAGGAAAATGGTATGGGACAATTAATTCGTGTTGTGATTTTGAGTTGGTCTGCCGCACTACTTACTGCAAGTTATGCTGGTATGTTTGCTAAAATGGATCCTACATTCATTGCTACAGTATTTACTGCTTCTGCTGCTACTTTTGGTATTAATACAATGAAGAAAGGTGGTGATGACGATGATGAAAAAAAGGAACTTCCAAGAACTGAGACAGTTGTAGAACCTACACCAGAACCAGTTTGGGAAGACCCAGCACCTTCAGGACTTGAGCAAAGAGTTGGTGCTCTGGAAGCAAAAGTAGAAGGTGAAGATGGTGAAGGATTTGTTCAAACTCGTACAGGGGCATAAAACAAATGAGGACTTATGGCACGAGAGTGGGACACTCCTAAACGTGAGTGTTGGAATAAACCCATACATCAAATACTTAAAGCCATAGATAACCACACCCGTCTTCATTTGGAGACGGGTGATTTTTGGCACGAAGAACAGGCACAGATACTAAGAAAGTATGTTGCAGGTTTAAAAGTTTTTATACACAAAGAGGAGGGAAGAGAATGAATGAATTTCCTTGGGGTGTTTGTATAATTCTTGGAGCAGGTTTAATTTTTACTATGTGGTGTATTTACTATATACTAAGACTGGCATATTTGGAGACAAAAGATGAAACAATTAGCACTAATTCTATCGGCAACAAGTCTTCTCATTAGTGGAGGACTCTGTGTAGGTGCTTATGTGACTTATAAAAAAGCAGAAGCAATTCTCAACAACCCAGAAGATTTTGTAGGTGCTGTTGTAGAGAAGCAGATCAGTAAAGCACTGGAAAAATTTCCTATTCCTAACCTAAATACAGGGAAGTTCAAACTCCTATTCTGATGTCATTAAGAGATCCATACATCTATCGTATCAAACAAATTTTAAAAGTAGTTGATGGTGATACGATTGACGCATCAATAGATTTAGGGTTTGATATTAGTTTAGAAAAAAGAATACGTCTTGCTGCTGTTGATACTCCAGAGAGTCGCACAGCAGACGCAAACGAAAAGAAATATGGTCTCGAATCAAAAGAATGGTTGAAGCATAAGGTAGAAAATGCTAAGAACATTTTAATCAAAACCGAACTCCCTGATAGCACAGAGAAGTATGGTCGTATTATTGGTCATTTATTTATTAACGACCAAGAGACCTCATTAAACGACCAAATGATTATTGAAGGGTATGCTTGGACTTATGATGGGGGAACAAAGAAGAAAAACTTTGCTGAATTAGATGCCAAACGTACCAGAAATTCCTGATATAAGAGCAAATAGAATAGAAACACCAAGGGTGGAGGTTCCAGTCATTCGTAATCTGGAACCTCCACCTATTCTTGTACCAATCAATAGGAAATTGCCAATACCTGTTGTTGATGTTCCTATGGATGGCATTCCAAGTTATGAACCGATTGATGCTCCTACAACTGAAGAGTTTAGGAAAATGATAAATGCTCAGCAAGAACCAAAGAAGGAAGAAGAGATACAAGATAAACCCAGAGCACTTCCAGATACCAAATCAATTACTGATGTATTAAAGCAAGTACCCCAATCTCAACCACGAGAACAAGTTATTCCATTAGCACCAAAAATAGATGCTCCAACTATTACGGTTCCTTATATCGGGGCAATTCCAGTTCCATCCACCGAAACGGTTGTATTATCTGGCACCACTGCTACTGCTTCTGTTGCTGCGGCTCTTGTTGGCAAATCTATGGTGGAATGGTTGGTAGGAAAAATGAAACCGATTATTCAGCAGATCTTTGTGAGGGGGAAACAATTGTTGAACCGAGATCTGACGCCTTACGAGACTCAGATGATGTTTGCTTTGGAACTGGATAAGAAGACTTTGAAACTTTTGAAGAAGGAACAAAAGGCTGAGAAATTACGCCAGAAGCAGGTTTTTGCTGAATCACTAAAACATCCGCACATATCTTTGCGTAAGGAGAAGCAGGATTGAAGAAAATCCCATTCTTCATTGCTTCTCCACATTTGAGTAATCTTACAAGTTCAAAATCTAATCGTGCCTTATCTGTTTCTGCTCTTTGTCTAGCAGTCCAAGTATCTGCGGCAGTCTTACATCTTTCTTGTAATCCACCATCTAATGGAAATGATAGAGTTGCTGATAGACCAAAGTTATTCGCAAAACTATCTTTCTGACCCGTTCTTTCTAATCCATTAATTCCCGTTGTTAGGTCATTATCTATATTTGCATATTCTTCAAAAGGTCTTGAACCACTTTTGGATGTGGTCATAAAGGGAGTAAGATTAAAGGTTGGTCCCTGACAACTTACTCCACCACCGTATGAGTTGGTCACGTATGGACCCTGTAGCACCTGTACTGCTTGGTTTGTTACACTTCCTGTTGATGTTGCCTGAGGATTTGCAATTGCAGTTACAGGAGTATCCCCCTCTGCATACGCAGGGAGAACAAAGACACTTAGGGCAAGGATTACTTTTAGACATTTCATCTTACTGGGTAAATACTGACATCGAATCTGTAACAGATTGAATTGTCGTGGTTCTATTGACTGTTGTATCTTTAATCAATCCAGGACCCATATAAGTTTCTGAAAACTGAAATGGTTGCCCTTGATTTACAATAGAATATCCTGCTCCAAGAGTTGGAGTTCCTGGAATGTTGATATTTGTTCCAGTAACTGTATAACTAAATCCAGTTTGGAAATCTTGTTGTCTAATTATCTCATTTACTGTTGTGGTTGATTCAGTATGAGAAGTTACAGTACCACTAGTAAAGTTTGGTGTGACTGGAGCTGCTAGGGATGGTAAGGAAAACCCTAGCAGACAAATGCCTGCTAGGATAGATCTCATTTGAATACGCTCAGTTCTACACTACGTTGACCGATTGCAGTGGTTCCTGCACCACCACCAGTAACTGTAAGAGCACCTGTAGAGGTATCAATCGTACCTGCAAGAGTACCTTTCTCACCTGCTAGTTGTGTGGTATTTTTACCATACAGAGTTGGTGATGCAATTGCACCATTAGTGACTGTCTGTGATGTGACAGTACTATCTCCAACGTTTAATGATTCTGTAAATGTAAATGCTTCTCCAGCATTAGTAAGACCAAATGCGGTACTTGGAGTTGATCTGGTTGCTGCAGCACTTGATGTACCACCAGTCAATCCAAAACCTGCTCCACTAATGTTAGTTCCACCAACTGCGTAGGAACTACCAATTCTTTCTGTTTGTACCGCTGCACCCTGTACTGTTAATTGAACGGAATCAGTGATTTTTGATGTAATTTCACCTGCAAAAACAGGAGTCGTAAGGAATAACGAAAAGGCTAATAGAAGTCTTTTCATTTTTCTATTTTATAGGACTGTAAGTATTTATCGACACTACTTTTCAAATTTGATTACTTGTAGTATGATATAAATAAGTCGAATTAATTAATTTTTTATGACCGAACAACAAGAACATCTTGCAAATCTTGTAAAGCAAGCACAAGACCTATCCCTTGAATTGGAAGGATTACAAACCAAAGCTACAGCAAAAAGAGAACTGTTTTTAAAAGTACAAGGTGCGATTGAGTATCTTACTCAAACAGGTGTAACTCTTCCAGAACCAGAACCCGAAGAAATCCCACTACCAGAAACAGAAGAAACTGCAACAGAAGCAGAGTGATGCACAGTCCCCGAAAGGGGACTTTTTTATGCCTTGACGGGGTTTTCCGACCGTGCTATAATAAATAGATGTTAAGGAATCAACACATTTCTTAATCTTCTGCAACCGAGATCATCAGAAGTAAAGCATCTCTCATACCCACAATGGAGGGTGTTGTGGGAATAATTCCTAACGGTTCGTTCCCCCGAACTCATACTTACCCTTTTAAAAAAAATGACTGCTACAATTGCTCAAAGACAATCTACTAACTCCTGGGAATCTTTTTGCCAGTGGGTTACTTCAACCAACAACCGTATTTACGTTGGATGGTTCGGCGTTCTGATGATTCCAACGTTGCTTGCTGCAACGATTTGTTTCATCATCGCTTTTGTCGGTGCTCCTCCTGTGGACATCGACGGCATTCGTGAACCTGTCGCTGGTTCATTAATGTACGGTAACAACATCATCTCTGGTGCTGTTGTTCCTTCTTCTAATGCTATTGGACTTCACTTCTATCCTATCTGGGAAGCTGCTTCTCTGGATGAATGGTTGTACAATGGTGGACCTTTCCAACTTGTTGTTTTCCACTTCCTCATTGGCATCTATGCTTATATGGGTCGTGAGTGGGAACTCTCATACCGTCTAGGTATGCGTCCTTGGATCTGCGTTGCATACTCGGCACCTGTTGCTGCTGCATCTGCTGTATTCCTTGTATATCCTTTCGGTCAAGGTTCTTTCTCTGATGCTATGCCTCTTGGCATTTCTGGTACTTTTAACTATATGCTTGTCTTCCAGGCAGAGCATAACATTCTGATGCACCCCTTCCATATGTTGGGTGTTGCTGGTGTCTTCGGTGGTTCATTGTTTAGTGCAATGCACGGAAGTTTGGTTACTTCTTCACTGGTTCGTGAAACCACAGAAACTGAATCGCAGAATTATGGTTATAAGTTCGGACAAGAAGAAGAGACATACAACATTGTTGCTGCTCACGGTTATTTTGGTCGCCTTATTTTCCAATATGCGTCCTTTAATAACTCACGTTCACTGCACTTCTTCCTTGCTGCTTTTCCAGTAGTTGGTATCTGGTTCACCGCTCTTGGTGTATCCACGATGGCTTTTAATCTCAACGGACTGAATTTCAACCAATCAATCCTTGATAGTCAGAGCAGAGTACTTCCTACTTGGGCTGATGTTCTTAACAGAGCAGGTCTGGGGATGGAGGTAATGCACGAGAGGAACGCTAGATTTGTTGGTGTTCTTGCCTAGTAATAGGCATTAGTAAAATCGGGTTAAACGGGGAAACTCTCTATGAGACAATCCCGTACCAAGTCAGAAAGGGTTTAAGTTTTCTGAAAGGTCTAACGACTAGGTGGTGAGTCCCAACAATAATCCACCCACGAATGCCCGACTCCTTAATAAACATAAGGATGAAGAGATAGTCTGAACTTACTGGTGACAGTAAGAAGTAAGAAATAAAGAGTTCTTACGATAACACAATTGCACAATTTCCCTCTTGACCTTGCTGCTGCAGAAGCAACTCCTGTTGCTCTTACTGCTCCCGCAATCGGTTAATAACTTTAAAGACTTCCTTCGGGGGGTCTTTTTTTATGCTATAATGTATAAATAGTTATGGAAAGTTATGAGCAACTTTATGGATTTACATAACCTAGTAACAACTGAATGCAAAAGGAGAGGATTAGAATTAATCCATCTCCCTGAAAAACTTGTGCGTAGGTCAACTGATGTTATCGTTAGTTGCCCTTGTACTGGGCAAAGAAATATGAGCATAAGAAACTTCATCTTCACCTATGAAAAAGGTGGTGAAGCATTTTGTTGTAAAAGGAAATCAAAAGTTGGGAAAAATAATCCTGCATTTGGAAAACCAACTTGGAATGCTGGAACTGTTGGCGTATCAAAAAGTTATGGATTTTTTGGATTTAAGGAGGAGTGGGCAGACAGGGAAGATTATCTTTACTTTATAGAAACAATCTATGGAACTTATAAAATTGGTAGGTCGTTTCATGGAATAAAATATAGGTTCACAGAAACTGTAAAGGAACTTGGTGAGTGGAAAGCATCCCACAAGGAAGTATTTGATTGTGAACGATATGTCTTAGCCACATACAAACATCATCAAAATAAAATTGATGGCATAATAGGTGGGTCAGAACATTTCACAAAAGAACTACCAGTAGAAGAAATTATAGAATATGCAACTAAAAATCTATCAGTAAGTACAAACACTCATTGACTTCTTTATTAACAAATGTTAAGATAAATATGAGAAATAACAAAGGTGCTTATGGTTTCATCAACATTTACTCAACAAACACAGAGAGGGTGGTTTGATGTCTTGGACGACTGGCTTAAGAGAGATCGTTTCGTTTTTGTTGGCTGGTCTGGACTTCTTCTTTTTC